GACATTGCTAGGAGATTTCCAGATCCGATGAATGTCTCGCCATCAAAAAACAAATCACCAACACCAGTCCATAATCTTAAAGTTGATTCTTTGAAAGCAACTGATAAGGCATAAAATGGTCTGTTTATACCAGAAGATAATTCGCTTTGAAAGTCTGATCCGATTGATCTGGACATCTAATCCTTCTTAACTGATTTTTTTCTTTTGACTTTTGGCGCTGAAGGTTTCTTGTCAGCTTTTTTTGTTTCTTTAGGCGCTACTGTTTTGCATTCCATCGCTAATCCAGATGCAACTAAACTGTTTGCAAGTTCAACTTGCCATTTCTCTTTGCACTCTATAATTTCATCTTTTTTATAGATTTTTGTGGCATTACCACTAGCATTGCAACTTGCCTCTATCTCTTCGATCATTTTTATGTTCATTTATTAACCTCTAATTCGTACATTTTTTCTACCACCTGTTCCCAAGCGATAGGATCTGATTCCCATTCGATTCCACCATATAAAAAGTCAATACGACTCTCTAATGATCCTTTAACACGAAACTTCGCTTTTGGATCAATCTTGTAGATAGCTTTTATAATTGCTATCTCTTTTTCCGAGTATGGTGTGCTGTTACACATATTCACCTCTGGTGAGGGCAGGGACAATGAGCAAACCCTACCCTCGTTTGTCTAGATAACTAGACTAATTAAGCATCCTCTGAATCAACAGGATTGCCTCTTACAACAACGACACCAATAGGTGTTCCATTACTGTGAGTCCCGGTTGCGTCGATTTTGCATCTGATATATCTTGAATTTCCAATATATCCTATTTGACTACATTGCGGTGTTTCTCCATTAGCATCTAATGTTAAGAAAATACCACTTGAATCAACACTACCTTCTGTGACTGCTGTTGAAGAAGTCACTGCAGTATATGTAGAGTCATCATCTGATTCCTCAAGTATGAAATCAAACTTTACAGAGCCACTTAATGTGTCTCCTTCAACGCCTGAGTTCACAACTACCATAGCTGATTCAAAACCCTGTAAGTCTACACCTGTGCCATTAGCATCTGCAGTGACGACTGCAGGTACTTGGGTAGCAACAGCTGATGTTCTATTTGAAATATCTCTAGCCATAATTACCTCCCTTATGCACTAATGTTTTGAAGTCTTATTGCTTCAGGTAGAACTACTGTTCCACCAACCCTTCTACGAGCAACGTATCTGATGTTGCCTGATGTAGCTTGTGAGTATGGATCTCTCATTACAGACATATTCACACGATCAACGATCGTATATGCTCTAGCGAAGTCACCAAACGCCACAGGTTTTGTACCTGCGCCTACTGATGGCATATCAGTAGCTAATGTGTATGGGAAACCTGCAATTGTTGAAGGAGCTCCTGACACAAGGTTTAAACCTACGTGGAATATTTTTTGACCTGCTGTATCTTCTAACTGAAGAACATCTGCCAAAGTACCTCTACTCATAACAAAACGAGCGTTACCTAAGTACTCAGATTTGATTGCATAAACCAGATCAAGTAATCCGTCAGCTTTTAATAATGTGCCACTACCTGAATTGGTAGATCCAACACCTGCTGATGAATCAGTAAATCCTAAAGGTTTACCAACGCCATTTCCAGATACAAACGCTGTACCTTCACCTTTGCTGAATTGCTCAGAGAACTCTAGAGACATTTCTGACTCAAGATTGAACGCTGAATCTTCTAGCATAGCTTGTGAAATATCAACTAATGCATACTGTTCGTGTGCATCGATTGACATAAGACCTGTAGTATAACCAGTGGTTTCTGATCTAGTACCTGTTTCTGAAACCCAAGATGCAGAGAATTGACCAGTTCTTTTTGGAATCTCAATCCCTCTCTTATCTGTGTTTCTTACTCTAGCAATTGATCTAATTGGAGAAACTTCTGTAACACCTTTGATTAAATCAGCTACATATTCTGTAGGTGCATAAAAACCACCAAGAGTATCATCTGATTCATAAAGCGCTTTTTTCTCTTCTGGATCAACTTCGCCTTTTCTTAGCCATTTACCGAACACTTGTTTTTGGTGATCTGTAACTTCAGATGCACTTGCTTCTGGTCTGTTCATGACTGTTTCTAATTTTTCGATTTTTGCTGTTGCTTCTTCTAAGTTTTTTTGTTGAAGTTCTAGAGTTTGTCTTGCCTCACATAGTTCAGCCACATCACTCGACATTTTATCAACTTTTTCTTGAAGTAAAGGATCAGCATGACCTTTCTTTTCGATCTCTTTCAGTCTCTTTTCATTTTCAGATTTAAACTCCTCAAATGTAGATCCAAGACTGTCCAAGACTTCTTTTACTTCTTCTGACATATTAGTCCTCTTTATTTAAGTATGTTAATTAAATGCTTAATACTATCAACAACGTCACATTGCTCTTTATTAAAAGATTTATGCAGTATACTCGCACTGTGTTTTGCAACAGAATTAGACATACCTGCATCACACAGATAAGTTTCTAGTTCTCTCACGTCCATTTCAGCTAACTTCACTTTAGTAATTTTAGCTTTTGGATTCATTGGAAAGGTGACCATAGATATTTCCATGAGATCAACCTCTTTGATTACACGCCTTTTGTTTTTATCATCATATTTATACCCATCTGGCGCTAAACGATAACCGATAGACATGGAATCTAATGCACCCATCTTCATGAGTTCATAGACTTCTCTGCCTTTTTGTGTCCCCATTGCGAG